GTAGATTTGGCATACGCAAAATATATTTAACTAAAAACGAAACACCTAGTATTGGAACCTACAGTCGTCCTGGTAAAGGCCCTAATGGAGAGTCTTCGAATTAAGCCTGACAACCTCTGTATTTCCGTTGGACAATAGCCTTTGCGCCTCTGATATCAGGCGTTAATACCACTCTAGAGAAAAAAAGGTAAATAATGTCAAGTTACAATTCACCACTACCGGTGGGTTCAGACCAAGCAACGGGCGCTTACGCCATTGCTGTTGGTAACAACGTCGGAGTAGACACTAACAATGGTAACCGTACTGATTCTGCAGGCAACGTAGCTCCTGATTTTGTATGGGGCAACTTTCCAATGCAGCCAAACGATGAGCGTGCTGCAGCAGTAACTCCTGCAAACTTCTCAGCTAACTCCTCAGGAGACTACGCTTGGGGAGCAACCACACGTGTTGCAGCAGACCGCTTAGACCCAGCACTTTCAAACCACGCAGTGGCAGAAGCAGAGTGGGCTAATTACCCATCGTTCTACCCAGCTGCTGGCAAGTACATGGTTACAGCTGCTACAGGTAACGGTACAACTGTTACATACACAGCGCAGAACAATCTTCAGGCTGGAGATGTCGTAAACATCACAGGCCTAACAGCTTCAGCGTATAACCTAAGCTCAGCAACAGTTGCTTCAGCAAATGCGCTTTCATTTACAGTAACAAACTCAGCAAACGCTGGGGAAATTACAGGTCAGTGGTACGGCAAGGTTGAATCAACAACTGCTGCTTCAGCAGCTGATGGCGCTGGAATTGCTTACATCGTAGTACCTTCAGTACTTGGAGATACAACAGCAGTAGCCCTTGACAAGCTCAAGGATGCTGGTTACGAGACAGCTAACATCACAACAGCTTCCGCTGCTACAAATACCCTTACAGATATCACTCGCTTTAACGCTACAAGCGCTACAGTGGCTGTTATCTACGCAACAAATGCCCACACCAACTACCTAACAGGTACTAAGGTTACAGTTGTTGCAGGAACACCAGCTGGAGCAGACCCAGTTAATCTTCCAGCTTACGCACTCGGTACATGGACAGTCACAGGAACTGCGGGCTCAGGTCAGATCACAGTATCTGGTTCTGGCTTTACAGTTGCAGATACAACAGGCGTCAATGCAACCGACACTCTTGCTGGTGCAGCAGGAACAATCAAGACACAGTCAACAGCTGCAAACGCATCTTCAGTGGCTACAACAGCAACAATCACAGTTACACCTTACGCAACAGCTACAGCCTAATATCAACACAAACAAAAAGCCCCCGGCTAATAACCGGGGGCTTTTTGGTTTAGATCTTTAGTTCTTTGGAAATTGTTTTAGAAAACTCTCATATCTAGCTCCGTTTGTTTGACCTGGATGTACTTTCCAGGAAGACCAGTCTTCTCCACCGTTAGTCATGTAGAAAGCTATTTCTGCATTTGTAACTGGGTCAAAGAGATCTTTATTTGATTTGAGGTCAAATTTCTCCCGTCGATCTTCTCCGAGGCTTCCCAGCATATTAATCTGGAAAACTCCGTAGGAGTTGTCTCCTGTTGAAACATCTCCGTTATGGGCTAAGGGGCGACCGTTAGACTCTTTCTTAGCAACCGCGTAGGCGACCTTGAGAGCTTTTCCCTCAAAACCAACCGCACTAAGCAGGTCAACTAATTCTGTGTCTGACAGCTCTTTTGCTCCTCTGTATTTCTCTAGTGGGTCCACAGTGATTTCCTGTACTGTCACAGTTGAGCCATCCACCTCGTCCGCGTTAGCGATCGCATGTGGTAGTCCAGCTATTAACAGTGCATACATCGAAAACACCGCCACTTTATCCATTGTTTCTTTTCTGATATTGAACATTTCTGCTCCTCTCAGTAATAAAAGACGCTATTGCTAGCGTCTCTCATGTTCTAGGTTGCCACAGCGTTACGCGTAAGGTCAAGTTGAAACAAATATATTTTTTATATTGAGACAAATTTACGCTTAGATGGTCTAATTTAAAGATATAAATCTCGTGATTTGAGACGGACAACACACTCTTGTATTTTGAATTTGACATCTTCAACAGAATGAGTGTATATAAATGACCGTATCAGACTGGGCCGCCCTAACTTCGATTGTAGTAGCTGTAGGCGGTATAACTATCATGGGTATCAAGTGGACCATTAAGCATTACTTAGCTGAGCTTAAGCCGAATGGTGGCTCAAGTATGCGTGACGCCGTTAATAAAATTGGACTTGACATTACTGAAATGCGTGTATCATTGGCAAGACTTGAAGGTCGATTTGACCAACACGTAGAAGAAGGAGAATGATGAACAAGGCAATGATTGAATCTTATGCCCGCAATTTATTGGGCCAGGTTCTCGGTGCAGTAATGATCGTTATGCAAACAAGCGGAGCGGCAACCCCACTGGACTTCGGTTCAGGCGAGTGGCTATTGGTCGCTAACGCTCTATGGGCCTCTTTGGTCCCTGTAGCACTTCGCTACTTCAACAAGCTAGATCCAGCATTTGGCAAGGTTGCAACAGCCGGATTAGCGGAAATCACAAAGAAGCTTGCTTCTGAGACTGCTTCAGCAAAGAAGACTTCAAAGAAGAAATAACACCTTACAACTGAGGGGGTGGCTATACGCTGCCCCCTTTTTTGTTGTATACTGAAGCCATGATCAAATGTGCTAACTGCGCTTACGCAGCTGTTTATACGATAGATGAACCAGGGGCAAATCCTGTTGATTACTGCTCTACCTGTCTCCCACGCTGGCTTCTTACAGCAGCAGCTGATGGTAAATTTGCACTTCGTTCTGAAGGTGTAAAAAAAGAAGTTGTTGAAGAGAAGCCAAAGTCAACCAAAAAGAAAGCAGAAGCGCCTGTAGAGGAAACGCCTGCCGATGAGAGTAACTAGTAAAGCTGCTATTCAGGTACACCCTGTCCCTCACACTGTAACGGATCCAAAGGGCCCTTTCCCTAGGGAGCTGTTTGATGAGCCAGATATTGTGGTTGATTATGAACCTCAAGACAATGAAGATGGCAGTAACTTCCCTTTAGGTGCCACTTCTCAAAACAATTTTAAACCTGTAAGATATCTACGTTGTTCAGTATGCTTAATGCGAGTCCTAGAAACAGAGACTGAAAATCACGTTTGTGAGGAATAATGGCTAGAAGAAGCAAAGCTTATATTGAAGGAATGAACCGGGTAAGCGAAGAGCTAGCTCGGGTTAAAAGCAATGACTCTAGCCGTGTAGCAAAGCGTGAGCTTAAAGAAAGCCAAAATGAAGTTTTTGAAAATACAGAGTGGCTTGTTAGTATTCCTAAAGAATTAAAGAATGCTGGTGCTGAGGTTAAAAACGCACCAACCACCAACCAGGAGCGCCCACGTGCCTGGACTATTGCCTACCACCCAGAAGATAGAAAACTAGTTGTGGTCTTTAGAGACAACACTTGGTGGCAGTATAACAACGTACCTGTGCAAATGTGGGAAGGTTTAAAGGCTAGTGGTTCTACCGGAAAGTATCTACGTACTTCAGGACTAGATCAGTGGCCCGATATGGGACCAGCTGATATGAGTGAGTTTTCCTCTGGGGCAAAAGAGAAGATCAGCCAAACAGCTTTAATTAGTAGCAAGCTTGGAAAGCCGCTACCAGATGATTTTAATATTAAAAACTTCACAGCAAAGGAAATATTTAACGAAATCCTATGAAAACATACGGTCAACTATACGTCGGAAAACTTGAGTACTACCACCGCAAGCCACTCCCAATTGTAGAAATTGGATGGACGCAGGAAACAGATCACCCGTACCGTAAAGGCACTTGCCTAGTCTTTAGACTGCCATTTACCAAGCCAGGGTTTTATATGGGTAAATGGATTATTGGATCAGAGTTGCCATTTGAAGCAGATAATGCAATAGACTCCCGCCTATCGGATGCTATGAAAGTCCGCAATGTTTGGAAGCCGGAGGATGGCAGTTATGAAGAAGCTTTTTTCAAAGAGTAATAAAGACTGGGATAAACCATTTTCAGAAAAGGTGGCCAAGCGAGTATCTCGAATCCCTACTGCTGAGCTAGAAATGTGGCTAGAGCAATCTATTTATGAGGTTGGGCGATGCCTTTCCGGTTACACAAAAAGTCGAGAAATGGTTTACCTACAAGAAGCTAGAACTGGTGCCGAAGCCTTGCATGCAGTTGTAGAAGAGCTGTACAAAAGGAACGCTAAGCCGTAAGTAGATTTGTCGACTTTGTGCTAAACTAAGCCTTGCCTCTCTCTTCCTCTCCCCGTGTGGTGGCAGCAAAGGGCCCTGGGTTTAATAGCCCAGGCTTTTTGTTTTTAACTAGACTTAAGGTTAATATGGAAAACAACATTGTTTTAGAAGATGACGACGAAGAGTTCTTCCAAGTAGATGCGGAAGAAGAAGACCTTGCGCCGGAAGAAGAGTTTGAAGAACTTGATGAACTATCTAGAGAGTTTGTTAAAAAAATAACTGATCGAACTATTCAGTTTATG